GATTGATAACGTTTGGAATGTCATGACGCATCGATCCAGAATAGTCGATAAAGAAAATCATACCGTGATTCTTGGCATCTGCAAGTTTGGTAACACTCTTGAAGATTTGATCCTCAAACTTATACGAATGAAGACGATTGACGTCGATCGAACCTGTCATGGATCGTTGTGCCCGAGAATATTGGAAAGCAGCCTTCTTACGTTCGAACTCTTTCACCAGAAGGTTGACATGTTGCTTAGTTGATGACTTAAATTGCTTCCAATCCTCGGTGACCGATGACAAGGTGAAATAGTAATCATAATCTTTACCATTTTTACGTGATTCCATCACCTTTGAAACCGGAATGATCGAGTCGAGCATCTGTTGCTTAGATGGCGCCATCACTGCGTTATGATCGGTGAACGTCTGCTGCATGCCAGCGAGTTCATCATTAAGGTTGCTAAGAGTTTTGGATTGAAGAGCTTCGTTTAATTCTTGATTTGAAGGATCTTCGTTTTTGTCTTCAGATTGGACTTCCTTAGACTTTACCTTTTGAGTGTCATCTGGCTTCTCTTCGCCACTGTTAGTTTTTTGCTTAAGAGAATCTTCGCCGTCTTCTTTTTCCTCAGGATCTTTCTTAGAATTATCAAGGTCAGGGCTATCGACTTCGGTTTCTTTACCTTCGACGTCTTCTTCGCTATCATTCGGCTGAGAAGGAGATTGTTCAGGCTGAGAAGGAGATTGTTCGGCATTCTCATCTTTCTCTTGCTGCTCTTGCTTTTGCTTCTTCATCTCGTCTTTAGTCATCTCATAGATGTCGCGGCAGACGTCAATCACGTCATCGATGGATTCGGTAGCTAGGCAACGACGATAGATGACTTCCTCGGCGAGGTCGAGCGGGATATCCATTTGATTGCCGATCTTGCCTCGAAGATTAAGACGTTCAATAAATGACATCGAAGAGATGTCAGTGCCTTTGATCTTAAAGAAATCGTTCTCAATGAAGTGAGCATAACCGGCAGTGAATGAAGAGATGAGACCAGGATATTGATCTTGTACCATCTTCTCGATTCGAATATCCTCGACGATGTTGAGGACGTCGAACGGGCAATTAGGAAGAACTTCCTTGAACTTAGCGATGCCTTCGTCAGGAGTATAAAGGGCATGACCAACTTCGTGGCCGACCAGAAGGTCAGACACCGCCTTATTGGTGACATTCCACGTTGGAAGGCCGAGGATTCGATTCTTCACATCGAAGAAGGCGGTAGAATAGTTACCGACCTCGACGGTGATGTTCTCCTTTGCCAGGAGTTTTGCCAACATTCCTTGAGAGGTAGAGTTGACTAATGGAGTGGCTTCAAGCATGGTAGGATCTTACCCTACCCGGGGAAAATGTACATGCCTTTTTTCATTGTTTTTCATCGTTGATTACCAATCACTTATACGTGTTCGATCATTCTGGAGAAGTTTTTGACCTTCTCGAACTCCATTTTGCGCTGGAATTTTCCTTCCAGGGCATCTTGCTTATGGCTAATTACGAAGACATTCGTCTCGGCATCCAATGTCTCGAGGATTTTTAGTAGGTTATCTACCCCGTCCGAATCGAGGGAAGCATCGAACGTTTCGTCTAGGATCATGAGGTTTGTGTTCGCCGAGTTCTTCATCTTCGCTACCGCTCTCCAGGCAAATAGCAGACTCAGGTCGATTCGTTGCTTTTCACCCTCGGAAAACGAGCTGTAGCTAAAATCATCCCTATGACGAGACTTAATCTGCTCGTTGAAGCTTTCATCGAGGTTGAAAGATACGAAGAAATCCAGGATTTGAAGATAGTGATTGATCAACTTGTTCATCACCGGCAAATATTGTCGAATGATCTTCGTCTTGATACCTGTATCCTTGAGAAGTTCGGCGATGACTTCGTTATACGTCCTTTCCTCGATCTGATTCGATTTGAGGTCGCTCAGCACATCTTTCTCTTCACGAAGTGTTTCTAAGAAATTATTGGCAAAAGTGGTGTCGCTCTCGGTAAATGATTGCTGAAGGTACTTATTGAGGTTAGTGATACGGGCTTCCAGTTGAGTGATCATCATATTGTTCGTAGAAATTTCTTTCTGTAGGTCGCTGATATCATCATAGGCATCACTTGCCTCGTTATATGATTGTTGAACCTCAATCATTTTTATCTTAAGCATCTCGTAACCATCTTGAAGTTCGAGGGCTTTTTCTTTGCATCCATGAAGCTTATGCTCTTTCATGTCTCCCTCGAGCTTTTGTTGACAAGTCGGGCAATCATTATTGTCTTCATAGAATTTCGCCTCACTCACGACTTTAGAGATGTTGTCCTTGATCTGCTTTTCGTAAGATTGTAATGAAGTGCGAGTCTGTTGCGCCTTGAGTAAGGCATCATTGACCTCGGCGAAATGTAAAGAGTACGCTTCGCTATTCTTAGCATTTGTCTCTTGAAGCTGCTCGATGTTTTGTGAAAGTGTAGCGATCTCGTCGTTATACTTCGCGGCATTGTTCTCATCGATCTGTTTCAAGGAATCGATGTGAGTGCATTGAAGGATAATCTTTTCCTTAACGATGGTAATTTGATTCTCAGTGTCCTTGATCGTACCTTTCAATTTCGAGTTACGTTCTTTAAGAGCCACGTTCATCTTCGTAAAGATATTGATATCGAGTAAGTCCTCAATGACCTCACGACGATTGCCGGTGCTGAGCTGCATGAAAGGAATGAAGTTACTCGAACCGAGGACGACAACCTGATGAAAGCTCTTATGATTGAGTTTAAGGATATTGGTCTCAAGAAGCTTTTGATAGTCACGCGAATGAGATTCCTGATTGAGTAAGATACCATTCTGCCAGATCTCGAAGATATTTGGTTTGATACCACGAACGATCTTATACGCAGTGGCGTTGATCGAGAACTCTACGGACACGGAGCAATTCTTTCCGTTAATACTATTGACCAACTGTGGTTTATTGATCGCACGATGAGGTTTACCGAATAAGGCAAATGATAATGCATCGAGCATCGTCGATTTACCAGCACCATTGGATCCTACGACTAACGTAGAGGCACCGGGATTTAGGTTGACCACGATCTCTATGTCTCCAGAGCTCAGGAAATTTCTGTATGTAAGTGTATTAAATTTGACCATGATTATAATGCGTCCATCGTCTGTGCCTCGACGAATAGTTCATGAAGGCGACTCTTGATCTTATCTTTATCGAGCTCAGTCTCGATCGCCTCGACGTAGCTATTCAGCAATGTTCCGGTATCGGCCATACATATCGCTTCGTCCTCGATCGACTCGGCTGCATATTCAGAGAACGATTCGATGATCTTGATATCAAAAGGTTCGGCTGCTTGTAGTTTATCTATGAACTTATCGAAAGCGTATGGATCCTTCTTTGAATTTACGATTACCTTAATGAAGGTGCCTTTGGTATGAGACAAATCCTGGGCATTCACATACTCGATCGAAGAATCGCATGATGAGTCGTCATAGACCAAACGTTGAAAGATACAGAGCGGATTTCGAATCGCTGCTAATTCACGAGTAGCGGTATCAAGAACATGAAAATATTTTGGGTCATTGGCATCCGACCAGGTCAATTCATATTGAGTACCGAGATAATGGATATTACGATCCGAGCTTTTGGTGTGATAATGACCTGATAGGACCATTTCATATCTCGAGAATAATTCAGGAGCCATACCATGACTTACGAGAGGAGCACCCTTCATCATCTCAAATCCGTGCAATTCCAGATGAGATGCGATTACCGAGGCATTAGCAGTCTCGATAAACTTCATACTCTCGGCATAATTGTCAGTCGTAATCCACGGCAATAAACCGATGTTTAGTCCGTCATATTCTTTCACAGTGGGTTTCATGAATACGTTCACTTCCGGTGAATAATGTGACAGATATTCATTCAACGAGCAAAGCGAATTTGTATTCTTCCAATAGACGTCATGATTTCCAGGAATGATGTCCATGGTCATGCCATATTCCTTTAGCTTATCCAAGAACATCTCTCGATTACGCTGAAGCACTTTGTAGTTTACGTACTTACGATGCTCAAAATAATCACCGAGATGGATGATTTGCTTCACGCCTTCAGCGCAGCAATGCGGAAAGAAAATCTCGGAATAAAAGCGTTCCGAATAATCCAGGAATACATCGCTACCGCTTTTTACTCCGGCGTGTGTGTCATTGATAAGGGCAATCTTCATGCGTCTTCGTCTATGTCTTCGTCTTCTAAGGAAAAGAAAGTTTCAAGGAGTTTTAGATCAAGAATTGAGTCCTCGATATCAGATTTCTTCTGAACGGCAGCTTTACGAGGTTTACCAAACTGGTTCCGATGCGCATCGGCATTTTCTGGAGTCGATCCATCACCCTTAAAGAAAGCATCATTTTTAATTCGAATGCGTTCGACCATACCTTCGCCAGTATGAGAAGCATCATCACCGAAGTCGGCAAAAGCTCCAATACCAGAATGCTCCATGTAAAGGACCTTGATATCGGCCTGTTTCTTTTCCTTGGCGATGCGTCGTAGGAAAGCGAAGTAAGAAATCTGAGTGAAGTAGGCAAAAGCATTTGGAAGACCAGTTCGAGTAGCTTTATTGACATCGTAGTTAGTGATCGCCTTGACACAGTTTTCAACCGCATCCATCACCATCTCGTCTCGATAGGTGTAATTGACGAAGTTGTATTTGTGCGATAGCCCCTCACATATTCGAAGAAAGCATTCCCCGATATAGTTAGGTATGATCGGCACTTCTTTCTCAGCGGCTTTTGCCACATTCACAGAGCTGACATAGTCAAC